TCTAAGTATTAAATCCAGGGATTCTATTTGTCCTGTATTTATTATTATAAAAGATATTCCTATTGAGATTCTGTCATCTTCATATGATGAAAGTATGCTTATATCCAATATGGACACTCTTGGTTCATTGATAGAAATAGTTTGTTCTATGTGAGCGCGAATATCATCTGCCGTTACCTGATCGTTTGGATTAAACAACTGATTTCTTACACCGGAACCTATTTCCGGCTGGAAAGGTCTTTCACCGTAATTTGTAAGGATAAGATTTCTTAATGCCTGTTTAATTGACTGATCGTTTCTCACGCGGGATACATCGCCAGTAACAGGGTGTGGTGTGAGATTTGTGGCAAAATCTGAAAACAAATCCGGTATTTTTTGACTAGGTGTTTGATTATCCGCTCTTGTTGACAATTTAATCTCCTACCTGTGTCGTACCATTTATTTTCACCTGACCATTCAAATCTACTGTTGTACCTTGTATCGTTGCACCACCATTGATAGCGGCGGTTAAACTTTCGGCTGTAATGGTAATCGGCCCAGCAGATGAATTTAATACTATTGAATCTGCATCAATGATAAATTGCTTACACTTTATTCTTACAATACCGCTACCAACAATTTCAATATCGTTACCGGATGAAACTGACCAATCCTCACCAATGATATCAACCTTTGATTGTGCAACATTTGTTACATGACTTCCACCAATGGATTCTGATAGATCATCACTGATACTTGTAGTCTTACCACCATCCGTACTTTCAAACACATTATTATCAACATGTAATGTGCTTGTTCCACCAACACTGATTACTTGATTGCCCCCAATACCAAGAAATTTGTCAAAACCAACTTGCTCAGAAATATCATTGTCAATATTGACATTAAGATTTCCTCTTACCTTAACGTCTTTCTGACCATCAACGGTTTCAGAAAACCCATCCGCAATATAAGTGTGCATTTTTGAAACAACATTAAGAGACATTGCTCCTTCATTGTTTATTTCTGCAAATGAACCTTTGGTATGAGCAATCTTAATACTTTCATTATCCGGTGTATCATTTAGATGTATCTCATGTCCCGATCTGGTAACTGTTACTTGATTGTAAGGATATTCTGCCTTACTATCATAAGTCGGGTATCTTCTATTATAATCTGCTGTCATATTTCATATTATCCCAGGTAAGGATCACGCATTTGTCTTATTGGTGTTGGAGTAAAGGTAAATCTTTTGTCCTGTCCTTGTGCAACACTTTTTAGTGATGCTCTAAGACTTTGTGCTTGTACGGCAAGATATGCCTGATTTTGTGTAAATCTATTTACTGAGTTGATTGTAGACAGAGGATTAGAAAGTCTGGTAGTGGCCACATTTGGTTGAAATACATTTTGAATTGAACCTACCAATAAAGGTAACAATGGTGCTAATGATAACAGCAAATTTGCGCCGCCAGCAAATCCAGCACCAAACGCAGCCTTATTTGCGCCAGTAGCAGCGGAAATCAGTCCTTGATTGACTATGCCAGTAAGAGATGCCAAGGATGGCGATGATGTTGAAAGTGTGGGTATAAGTGAGGCAACCATTGTTTGTTTAATGTCATGTGTGATGTGTTCTTGGGCATTCTTAAAATTTGGCTGTCCATTTCTTAATGTATAAACAGAATCACCAAACCCCGTTGTACTATTCCATCTGATATATCCATGATAAGGATCGGCAGAACTTGAATAATATGCCTGGGCATAATTGGTAGGAACAACAGAAACCAATGTCTTTCCTGGCGGGGTAAATCCACCCGGAATAACAACATTTGCTATTGGTAATGTGGGTATGTTAGAGAGAATTGTACTGGATGCATAGTTTGTTCCTGCAATAACTGCACTTGTAGGAATGTTTACTATCGCAGATGCGGCAGCTTGAACCAATCCGGTTGCCAGATATAGATCATATATGACTGTGGCAATTACGAAATTAACTTCTGAGAATAGCTTTTGATTGATTAAACTAATACCGCATGTGCTTATATTAAAAGCATTTAGTAGTGCCTGTATTGCCTGTGCTGATCTAATCATTGCACTTAGCGCAGCCAATACTCTACCAATGCCTAATTTTTGCATTAATTCTAATATAGCATTTCTTAAAGCATTAGCAACCATCAAACCAATACTTCTTATCAAAGCCAATATAGCCTTAATGTTTATGAGACTAATTGTGAAACATGGTAATGCAGACATTCTTCCTAATGGGTCTACAGCCCTGGCCATATCAATAACGCCATCACGGCTTGTTGCGGATGCGGATGCAATAGTAGGAACCGATGGAATGGCCATCTTGGATAATACGGCTTGTGATAATACAACACCGGCATTATTGGTTACACCATAGATTGAATATTGACCGGCATCAATCGCACGAATTGATGGTCTATTTGGATTCAATGCAGTATAAAAATTATTAAAACTATTTTGTGCCGGGGCTGGAATAGAACCGGTTGAAATGTTAATTGCTGGCGCACCATTGGTTGTCTGACCGGGAATAGGATCACCGGCTCTACCAATAGTACCAATTATCAATGGATACTGTTGATCATCTGGATCAAGCCATACCCCAACTACACGCGAGACTCTAATCAAACCTACGGGGCTGGTACCAATTCTACCCAATGCAGGGGATGTTACGGGTTGGACAACTTGTGCCCATGGTAATGATGAATCTGGAATATTTGTTCTGTCATCATGTTTTCCCATGATTCTAACTTGAACTCTACCGGATTGATCAATGTCTTTAACATCAACTACAACACCAATCCATATTCCTCTATCACCTAAATTTCTTTCAGCCATTATGCAATACCCCCCTCATATCTACCCTTGATACATTCAATTACGCATGTATATCTAGGTCTATATGTTTTCATCCCTATCTTATGATGTATTCTGGTAATAAGAAAGTTGCCAGTCATTAATTTATCTGGACTTTTATATGTGGTTAGATTGTTCTTATTCAGAAACGTACAATTTATGATTTTACCGGATGTTAAAATACTGTCACCAATCACTTGAATTTTAACCGAATTTTGTAACATGGTGGATAAGAATGTCTGTAAATCTGGTGTGGATTCTGGTATGAATGATGATGGTCTACTATGGGTGTCAATAGGAATTACTGACTGTGGCGGAATATTTGCATTAAAGAATCTATTCTTAAAGGAATCAGAATTCATAGTTCCTCTTCCACCATCAAGATATAGTGTATCTTCTCTTACAACATCGTTGCTTTCAAATTCCCATGTACGAGGATTGAATGTGGTTACTCTTATAGGACCACCAAGAGCAATTCTTTCCACGGATGAGAATTGTTGTGGTATCTTAAAGGAAAGAATATTATCATCACCACGATTTAATACACTGGTATTGATAGCATCACTTTGCTTGAATGATTTTATAGGTTCTTGTTTAAACATTCCTTCGAGTGTGATGAAATTGAATGTCTGTTCCTTAACATCTTTTCTATTTTCAAAATAAAGATATAGAGATGATGAATCGGTTGTAGATACTGATCTGGTACGAATTAAATCTATCGCCTGATATGGATTCTTGTGAGGAATTAATATATTTTGAGGGCCTTTGGTTTCCTCAACATAGATTGGCTTCTCGCTATGCAAATAGTTATAATGAATGTCTTGAACCATCTGAGAACAAAGCATGTTATAGCTTTTCTGCACATAATTTGTCTTGGCATACATTGCCTCCTCGGAAACACAATTTAGTGTATACATCTTACCGGCTTGGGCGCCAATATCATGAAGATCGCTCAATCTTTCAAGATGAAATCTCATTTTACTATTTGGTCTGCCTTTTACACCAAAGGTAAAATATACCAATTCATCACCCGATAAACGTAATTGACCTAATTGGTCATTTGTATCCAAGACTACAATATCACAAACCATCCCTGGCGTGAATATACTTTCATATACAGATGCAGAAACGAATGATGTTGTTAAATTTAATTGGCCTCTTTCTGAAGCAATTATCAGGCCAAAAACATCAATATCGCCTAAATGATAATTTCCATTCGACATTTATTTCAACAATTTTTCCAACTGATTTGATACTGCTTGAGAGTAATTTCTATCTAAAATTCTAATATTTCTATTCTTTTCATTTATTTCGTTTTCATATTCATAGTATGTAACGGGTGCCCAATACGAAACAACAGAATCCGAAATGTTACTAATAACATTAGGTGTTGTTGTAAATGTTGTATTTGCACCACTTTCTCTACCAGACAGATAACAAGTGGATGTTATATTAGCACTAATTGTATTGAATAGATGTTTTAAAGTAACATTTGTGTTACTTGACGATGCAATTTGACCGCCACCAGACTTTACATTATTTAGATACACATCTACAATCTCATCTGATATAAAACTAGAACCATTGGCAACCGAATATACTGCAATACCATTGGTTTGAATAATCCAATCAATCGGTTTTCTTACATATTCATTTGAATTTACTATGATTTCGTTATCCATTGTTATCTTATCATAATACTGTTTTTGTTCCGAATCTAATGATGAATATTGATCGGTAGTTATTACAGTTCTGTCCAAATACCAATTATTTCGATAATATTTTACTTTACTGATCGAATTTACATAAGAACCATATTTCTTTGATACAAAATCGTTAAATGTGGTTTGATCCATACACCAATCATAATATGGATCAACAACCTT